TGTAATGACGTAGCCAATTTCATAGAAGCAATAAATTCCTTGATGTCTTTGTTAGACACTCTGTCAGTATTATCAACCTTAAATGATTCCTTAATAATAGAAGCGACCGATATAGAACCCTCATCTTGAATAGGTGGCGTATAGTTGTATATAACTCTATTTTTATATGCGTCAAATACTATATGACAGATCTCATTTTTAATATCCTCCCTATATAAATAATGCACCCTAAGGCTCATGTCTGCGATTTGGTAATTAACATCCGGTAATCTTTCCTCATTCTCCTCACCAGTTAAAAATACACTCTTCATATCATATGACACTAATTTTTCAGCCGCATCAACGGGCGCAATTTTAAAAAAGTCATTAGACAAAATCATAAGCATGGATTGTAAGCGAATGGTAACCTCATCCTTATAATTAGCCCTTACTTGATGATGGTCGCCACCACTACAAAATGCCTTAATACTCGTGCCATTCATAATTATGTCGTCATCTACCTCATTAGCATATACCAGTCTAGCATGTTGTAAGGGGAGCATAAACGACTTAGCCTTTGCTTCATCCTTATCACCGCTCATTGTTTTTTTATAAAAACATGATGTATTAATCTCTCTAACATAAGCCCCAAATGCGTTGCGCATAAAATCACACATAACACCCTTACCACAGCCACGCTCACCCTGACAGTGAATCCATTTTTTAAAAGTAACGTCTCCCGCCATAGCAACCCCCATATTATATAAAAATGCATCACGCTTAATAGTGTCATCCCCGAAAATGGGATTAATAACCCGATCATATATCTCTTGTCTAATAACAGGGTCAGAAGGTAATAAATCTCTATCCACTTTAATTAATGTATTATGTAAGCCATATGGACCAAACGTACCACTTTTAAAATCATAGACACCATTATTAAAACAAATTTTACCCAAACTATTCTCCCACATATTATTAATAAAGTCCGGATCATCCTCAATCATATCCATGCTGTCACTTACACACTCATTTGTCTCCTTTACCTTATTAATTTTTTTTAAAAAATATTCTACCTCTGCAGTTTTTGGGTTGAGACATTCTAGATACCAATCATATTTTTCAGGATAATAAATAATGTCCCGCCGAAGCGCACGTTTAACATTATCAGCACCTTTGACCCAGTCAGGTTTATTAACGTCAGGTTTAAAATAATAATCATTATCGCATCGTGTAATACGAGGCTTAAATTCGGCAAGATTCATTTTAAGTGCAACCGCTCGTATGGTGTGAGCCTGTTGTTTAATATTATTTTTTTTCCATTTATCAAAGAGGGCTTCATCACTTTCCTTAGCGTAATAACATAAAGTTCCAAAGGTAGGAGTATTTTTAGCAGGATTATAATTATATAATAATTTTTCAACGGCAATATTAGTTTCAGATTCGGTATAGTCATCAGACTGGGAATATTTTAAACATAATAGTCTGCCTTCAATCTCTCCCCAGCAATAAATAATAGCCCAGCAGATTTTGAGCCAGTCACTATATTTACCTTTTTTAAAATATTCAGATGAAATAATGTCTAAAATGGCAGGATCAAATATCCGATCCTTCTTATCTAATTTACACGCAGGAGTGTTAGTAGGCATTTCGGGTCGTTTGTAATTTGTAAATATTTGCATATTGGCAGTGCTGGTTGGTGCATTCATAGGCGCATCTATACTTTCAAAGATCATGTCATAGCAGACATCTAACCCTTCCATTAAATAGTTAGTAGTGCTTTTATTCTTTTTATCTTCAGGTGCTTTATATACATATAAATGCATCATTTTTCTACAGATAGATTCACTCCAATTAGTATTCTCATAATTATCAGTTAAATATTTTTCAACCTCATCATTATCAGCGTCTAATACACAGAAAGGACTATTACGTAGGTAAGCGCATATAGTGGTGTCTCCCGAAGTGCGGTTAGCATCGTTAATACCCATCATGACTTCATAAGAATATTTTTTTTGCCAGTTCTGGGGAGGCTTTGGCGTGTCAGGTTTAAGTCTTTTTTTTTTAACACCATCTTCTGTATAAAATTCGTGGGTCATAATAGCATAGGGAATTTTATACATATCAAAAAACTCCCTCATAGTCTCTGGCAGTTGAGGCATATTTTCCGTCAAAGTTTCAATCATTAATATTACTATTATTATTTGTTTAAGTCATTTTATACGGGAAAATAATATATAAGTTTTTAAATTTTATATATTATATTAATATAATGGTAGCCGATCTAACAGCGATATCTCTTTTAGTAACTACTTGTGGTGCGGCTTTAGTAGCGATAATAACAGCGATACAGAATAGTCGTTGTACCAAAATAAATGCGTGCTGTATTACGTGTGATAGGAGTATGCCTCATGAATCGGGCAGGGAGGAGCAGTCGGTGAAGGATAAATCCGAGGACATATCCCTGACACCTCCGGTGAGGATTCCACCTCAAGTTGATGCAACTTAATAGTATAGTCAATATTTTCTAATTTGGTAATCCAATTACCATTGGTATCTTCACATTGTATTTTTAAATATACTGGCATAGGCTTCGTTAATTTAATAATAGTATATTTTTTATTGTTCAAAATTCTCTCGGGATGAAATAATATATTAGTTATAGATGATTTATTTAGATCTGGATATTTGTTCCAAATTTCTGCATATGATGCAAAATACTGGAAATCTCTAGAATCAACACTCATCAAATATTTGTAGTTTTTTTTATTAGTTCCTCCTAAGGCTCTTCCCATTTTAAATATATATATTAACGGTTATTTAAATCATTTTTTAAGGCAATATATTTACGCTGATACAGAAACAACTCCAGACTTAATTGACATCTGACGCTCAACCATGGAATAATATGTTACAGTCCTTCCTAAACTATCCGTTGCCGTGTCAGTGGTAGTTGAAGTGAATTGAACCGGTTTTTGGCCTACCGACACCCCATAGTTACCAGGACTAGAGAAATCTACTCCAATGTAATTTGAACCACCCTCTAAAGTTTGCATATTAGATGGCCCAGCCGCCGAACCCAATGAACCAAGCATATAATGATTGTTAATAGCCCGAGCGGGATCTTCTTTATTTACTAAAGTATCAAGACTGTATTCTCCAGATCCAACAGAGATGGGAGCATTCATGGCTGCCGAAAATTCATTAGCCTTTTTACTCTCATTATCTTGTGGTCTCTGGTATAATTCCTTATCATTAACTCTAATCTGATAACGTAGAGGGAACTGATACGCCTTACTTTCATACTGTCCTAAAAGATACGGCCCCCAATCAGCATAATTAGGGCGAGCGTGGCCTAAAATAGCACGGCACTTCATACCAGAAATACCAATGTCCCTGATTTGTGTAGTAGAAATGGGGGCTGCGGGAGGTATCGCTAAACCACTAAAATTAGTGTTCGTTGTAACCACGTCCTCGTACGGAATAACCATCCCCTGCTCCGACATGGCCATCGCGGCCATTTGTTCCATACGGTCATCACTATAAGTAAGATAATCACACAGAAAACGAACGCTAGTCTGATCTACTTTAGCCGTTTTAACTCCGATTGCTAGAGCAGAATTAAGATAAACAGCAACCTTACCCTGTTCTCCTACAGTTCCTTTCTGTGTATTAAAATGAAGTTCAACAGAACACGCTTCAGAAATTTGTCCGAGCGGCAACTGAATATTTCTCATCATCGGAAATAATTGCGATAACTTAATTGTAAATAAAGGTGATTCTCCTGGAGTGGAAGATAAAGTAGTCTGTTCAAGAGGAACATCAAGAACCGCAGTAGCAGATTCTACATCTCTCAATTGGTATTGGCCGGTTTGCTGCCTACTGGGACAAATAACATCTAAAGTTCCTGCTGTAACCATATCTTTCTGTGATTTTTCTTCAGGTGTCTTAACAGAGCGCAGCATTGTAGCATATGCGCCATAAGAATCTGTGATTGCAACAACTTTAGTGCCAATCCTCAGGACAGCACGCTTAATTAGGGCATGAATACCAGTGTGTAGTGGTAAAACTGCTACATCATCGCCTCCAGCACCACATAGAACAGATAACTGAATAGTTGAGCCACTGTCAAGGATGCCTTTTCGCTCTAAAACGAACCGACAGAAGGTATCATTAATAACAAGGGGTTCTAAAATAGACGTGTCTATTGTCATTGTATCAACGGAGGGCATGGGTCTCGTTTGTAGTGCTTCTGGAATACTCATTATATTATATGAATATATTATTATTTATCGTTAAACTAAAAAATAATAATATAAACCTCCTAAAGATTAAGAAGTTACGGCAATTCCCGCGGGTGAATAAGTCAAAGTGTTGCGTGCGCGAACATATGTAAATATACTATTAGGAGAGTTGCTATCCAGCAACTGACTAACAAGTCTAACACCATAACTTGTGCGACGGAAATCAACTCCAACTTTAGAGAGTGGGTCAAAAGCAATACCTACACCAAAGACTTCGGATTTAGGATCAGGTAAAGTGTTTTTATTCCTAGGAGTTTTGGCATAATTAAATCCAGTAGTTCCGATGATACCCTGGTTAGTATAAGTGCTCATAAGAGAGTGGTTAAAGAATTTGTAAGGTTTAATAGAGTTAATAAAATTAACAGTATTCATAGTCTGTGGTCGGTCAGCCTCTCCAGCATCCTGAACCTCTACATCATACTCAAGTGGGAATTTAAGGCCGCCTCTAATAAAAGTCACTCGGTTGAGTGTGGCATTGGCTGGCGCTGTCTGTGTGCCGCCTGAGTTTTGTAGTTGTCCGGTACTGAAAGAATCAAATGCATAATTATTGATTTGGTTAGTAGGAATAAAATTATGGAATACAGATAAAGTGTTGCTAGTTCCTAAATTTAGAACTTTAGTCTGGTCGCTAGAGTTAATAACAGAATACAATTGAGAGATTGAATTATAAGATAAAGAGCCAGTAGAGGGCATGGCCATCTGGTTCTGCCCCTCTTCGTCAGGCACGTATAAATTATAAGACAGCGTTAAATCTGCCATCTCATAAAATGCACCGTTGTTAGGAGGGTTAAATAATATTTGAGTAGGGACATCCGCGCTATTATAAGTTTCATAACCGGAAATAACGGAACTATCAGCCGCAAGTTCTAACTGAATTTGCATACCATTGACCCCCGAAGTTCCTAAAGGAATGAAATTCTGGCCAGATAGAAGGCCAGAGCGTAATGGGATAGAAAATGATACTTCGTTATTAAGTGCGTGAGCACCATTAAAACCACGAGAGGCAGAACCGGGGTTTTGAACCTGATTAGTCATGTCAAAATCAGACTGAGAATGAGTTACGGGCACTACAGATGCAAGATAACGGCCGTAAGAACGGACCGTTTCTAAAGTTTGATTACTTAATGTACTAATAGTCATCTGATGGATGGTGGAGGCAATCCCAACACGGTTATTAATATTAATTCCTGTATTGCTATCGGCAACAGCGGCTAGAGATGTATTATTAAGAGGATCACGAGTAGGTGGGAGAGTGGGGGCAATCATCTTAAATCGCCCATTAAGTCGGAGAGAACTAGGGTCTAGTAGTTTATTCTGGTTTGCGATTTGAAATTGTACGATGGGAAACCCGCCCCTGAATGAATATGCACCGGCCGGCGGATTTATTGGGAATACTTCAGCGTGCTCCTTCTGATTAATGTTCATTATATTATACCTATATATTATTATTTTTTCATATTTACTAAAGATTATTAAAATGCGCTGACACGCCCATTAGAAATAGTCATTCTACGAATATGACAGATAAAATGGTCATAGATTTTCTCTACAGTTGCCTCTCCTGAATATTCTACCCGGAGAGAAAGATCTTCACCAAATAGTTCAGCAACTTGGCCGTACTTACTAAAAGCGCGCGCGATAAGGAAGTTCTGAGGCACTCTCTGTAAGTTTCTTGTAGGAAAGCCACAATTAAGAAGGGCTTTTTCAAGTTCAATAAGATGGAGGGCATCTACATGTGGAGGTGCGTTATTGTAGCGTTCTAAAGGAACTGGCCGGTCCTGGATTAATTTATTTCCATGAACATACTGATAATTCTGGCAGTGATCAATAATTCCTCCTAAACTATCTGCGGCTAAATCAATCTGTGCGGCATTAGATAAGGGCACAGAGAGGCAAGAATATGCACGCTGAGCGGTCGCAGGAATGAGTTGATTAGTAAGACCAATTTTGGCAGTTAAATTCACGCGGTAGGTGCTATAAGTTTTAAAATCCATAGCCAGACCTTTGCCGGACATCATCTGAGTATTCATAGCGGCGGTGTATGCGGCGGGGGGAGATACAGAACCAACTAAATATTCAAGGTTATCAATAGCAAAACTAACAGAAGTGCCAGCAGCAGCATTTAGGTTG